TAATAGCCAATGATTACTTATGCCCTAGATTTTGAATCTTATTATGACAAGCACTGCTCTATACGAGTGCTGGGCCCTGTAGGATATTTTTCTCACCCCGATTTTGATCCATATCTTGTTAGTGTGGTTGGAGACAACGGGTACGAATTTGTAGGAGACCCAAAAAAGTTTGACTGGTCTTTATTAGAAGGGAACAGGATTCTTTCTCACAACGCTTCTTTTGATCAGGGTCTTTATTTATTCGGAGTAAAGGAGAAATGGTGGTCTTCTGTGGACTACAAAGAATGGCATTGTACCGCAGATATGTCTGTTTGTTGTGGGCACCCTCGGTCTCTGAAAAAAGCTACAGAAGAAGTTTTAGGAATCTCACTAAGCAAAGAAACCAGAGATGCTATGAGAGGTGTTGAGTGGAGCAAGATGGATAAAAAATTTAAAAAAGAAGTTTTAGATTATGCTACAAAAGACAGTGAATACTGTTTACAACTATGGGAGCACCTTTCGGATTCGTGGCCTGAGAGGGAAAGAGAAATTAGCAGGGTGAATAGAGAGTGCTCTCAAAGAGGATTGCCTATTGATGTTGAGCTTTTAAGAAAGCAAAAGGAAAAAATAAATATACTTTTGTTTGAAACAGAAAACACTATTCCTTGGATAGACGAAGCGCCCATTCTTTCTAGAAAAGCTTTTAATGCTGAATGTAGAAAAGCAGGAGTGGAACCCCCAAATAGTTTAGCTTTAACCAATAAAGAAGCTAATGAGTGGATCAAAGAAAATGGTAAAGAGTACGTGTGGATTGAATCAGTTAGAAATTATAGAAGAGTTAATTCTGTAAAAAGGAAAATAGAAAGCTTTGAAAATGCCACATACTCAGACCTAAGATTTTATGGAAACATAATGTACTTTGGGGCTTCTGTTACAGGTAGATTTAGTGGGGCAGGTGGTAATTTAAATTTACAGAATTTGCCTAGAGGCGAAATGTTTGGGTGTAATCTTAGACATTTAATTAAAGCTGAAGAAGGTAAAAAGATAATAGTAGCAGACCTTTCGCAAATTGAAGTCAGAACCTTATGCTGGCTTGCTAAGGATACAGACTCCTTAGAAAGGATCAAAAACTCAAAGGATATCTATGAAGCCTTTGCAGTACAATTTGGCTTATGGGAAGAAGATTCTAAGGAAGCTTTGAAAAAAGTAGATCCAGTTTTAAGACACAAAGTCAAAGCAATGGTTTTGGGGTGTGGCTATGGAGTTGGACACAAGAAGTTTTCAGATGTTTCAGGATTGTCATTAGAAGACTCGGAAGAAGCAGTGAACTTATACCGTGAGAAAATGAGCTCCATAGTAGACTATTGGAACACTCTTAATAAGAACATGAGGTCCTCCGAAAGAGCCACTCAAAACTTCGTGATTAAGTTGCCCTCTGGAAGGAATTTAAATTATGGGGTTGTAACTCAAATGAAAAGGGAGAGATTTTATGAATACTACGGACTTGTAGTAAGAAACTCTGCCCGAAGATTAATGAAATTGTACGGGGGGCTTTTAGCAGAAAATGCTTCACAAGCTTTAGCTAGAGATATTTTTTGTGACTCCATGCTTCGTATGGAGGAAAAAGGAATCAAAATAATTTGCCACGTTCATGACGAAGTAATAATCGAATGTGACGAAGCTGACTCAGAGGAAACCTTAGACGAGGTTATCTCTATAATGAAAACTCCTCCTTCATGGATACCTGACATACCACTGGATGCTGAGGGACAAATATTAGAAAGGTACGACAAGTAAGATGTTTAGGTATATAAAAAATCACACCTCTAAAGACACCCACACATTTAAAGACCCCCTCAATGTTGAGACTGGTCTTTCATATGAGGACACAAAAAAGAAATTCCCTACAAAACAAAAATTTAAAGAATGGGAAGCAAATTCTAAAACTGAATCTGTTTTTTATACTTTAGCCGAAGGTGATAGCCCTACAGAAAGGATTAGTAAAACTAATGAGGTGGTCAAAATATATGGGGTCATTTTTGATTATGATGCTCCTGCTGAGTGGGAGGTCATGCCAGAGCTGATACAATCTATAAAAGAAAAATACGCGGCTCCTACTTATATTAGTAAAACTTATTCTAACTACATTAGAACAGTTTTCCTTTTTGAGGGGCCTATATTTATTCCTGCCTCCATGTACGAAAGTTTTATCAAAAAGTTTGCAGAAAAAATCGGGGCAGAAAGACACTTTGCGGGTTTCGATAATTGTTCTTACAAAGCCTCCCAAACATTTCACTTCGGGTGGGATTGGAAAAAAGTAGGAGAGCCAGTAGAAGGAAGTGTATACAAGTCAGTTCTATTTGATTGTGGGCTTAAAGATGCCCCTTCTTCGGGGGAGACTTCAATACCTTTAGATAAAATATATGATCAGATCCAAAAGGAGTACCCCAACAGATGGACGGGAGACTTTCAGGTAGGCTCTCGCGGCCCCTTGTTTTGGGTGGACCCCTTTAAAACATCAGAAGGATGCCAAATTGCGGAAGATGGGATCATATGTTATTCAACAAGAGGAGGGAAGCCCTTTGTTACTTGGGTCGATTTATTTGGTAAAAAATTTGTTAAAGAATACGAGACCCAGAAGTTTGGTGTCCTTTATGATGAATTTTGGTATAATGGTAAAAACTATTATACTTTAGACGAAGGGTTTCCCGTAACAATCCCTGAGAATCTTTTAGCCTTAGAGCTGAGGAGCCGAGGATTTTCATTAAAGAATGGGAAAGGTAAAGCTCTCAATGAAGTAGAATCCGCAAGACTTGCTATAGCCAAACATAATAGAGTTACCGAAGTGGCCCCCTGTTTATGGAATGAAGAAAGAGTTGTTAGATATAACTCAAACAAAATTTTAAACAGTAGTAGTCTTTCTCCAGTACTCCCAGCGGAAACTAGAGACCCATCAAAATGTTCTTTTTCTTTAAACTTCTTAGAGCAACTTTTTGATAATGGGATAGACCATTTTTTTGCGTGGTGGCAAAGAGCCTACCTATCAATTCTAAATAAAAAGAAAGCCCAAGGGCAATGCTTTATTATTGTTGGAGAAACTAATAAAGGTAAAACTCTTTTATCAAACAAGTTTATAGGGGACTCGATGGGGGGTTTTGCAGATGCTAGTGATTACATTGCGGGCAACACCTCTTTTAATAAAGAACTGGCCGCTAAAGCAATATGGGTCGTTGATGACACTTTAAGTGCGGCATCTTTTCAAGACCAAAGAAAAGCTACAGAAATTAATAAACGGATAGTAGCTAATCCAAAAATAGAATACAACGCTAAATATTGTGACCCTGTTACAGTTCCGTGGACAGGCAGAATTATAATGTCAGCAAACTTAGATGCTAACAGCTTATCTGTTATTCCTGCTTTAGACTCCAGTAACTCCGATAAAATAATGGCTTTACTGGTGAGTAAAAATGCTACAAGCAACTTTCCCCCTAATGAAGTTTTAGAGGCCACTATTGTAGAAGAAATGCCTTACCTGTTGAGAGAGCTTGTAGAAATGACCATACCTTCAAAATTAAAAGGGTCAGAAAGATACGGTATTAAAGGGTACATAGACCCCCTTATTGCTGATGCAGCTTATGACAATTCAAGCAGGAGCTCAATAGCTGAGTTAATAGACTGGTTTTGCAAGCACGCAAGAAGCTCTTTAAATGTAGACGAGATAGACGTGTGGCACGGAACCTTAACCGAATTACAATCTTTAATTTTAAGCCTAAATGATGGGAGACATATTGGCTTATCACATAACCAAGAATTACTTAGAAGAGGGATGCATTCTTTAGAAGAAGCCTCATTCAATAATAAAAATATTAGGTCTGTAAGGTCTCAAGGAAAAGGGGGAGGAAAATTGTGGTCAATTGATCTTGATTCCAAGTATGATTTAGGTAAAGGTATGCTCGATGAATGAGAAACAAATTTTAAATTTTGCAGAGGTTCATTCTCCTGACGAAGACATTATTTACCCCACAGGCTTTGAAAAAGCATTTATAGGAATAACTGCTGAAGATGAGTCTGTTAAAGCAATAATGTCGATTAATAAATGTATAGATATACTTGCTGAGGATATGTCTAGACAAGAAGCTGAGGAATATTTTTGGTTTAATGTAGCAGGGAGCCACATGGGAAAACATTCTCCTATCTACATATATTGCCTGCCTAAAGAAGGGGAAGACCTCAGTCCTTACGAATAAAAGTTTCAGGCGATTCTAAGTCTTTTATTTTTATGTGGTACCCCGATACCCTATAAACAAACCCTTCTTCGTCGGTCTCATTTTTCTTTTTAAAGACAGCTTTTTTAAAAAAGTCTTCTTTTGTAATCCACCCTACAATCCACACATACCTCAAATCTTTAGATACTCTTGTGAAGAAATAAACATTGTTTGCAGGATCAATATTTTTTGGGCCGTTAACAGAAGCAACATAATGTTCTTTAGGACATCCTGTACAGGTTTTACTTTTTACCTCTATTTTGTTTTTACCTTTGACTATATCATATTTAAAAACTTTGTTTCCTACATATCTAGATCTTGGTATAAATCTATTAACTGCAATTTCTCCCAAAAAACCTACCATTCTTCCTACCCCACGAGTAAACGAATTAGGTAATACCCCCATCTCATCACTCATTTTATGAGCTTTGTCTATGTCCTTGCCATTTATCTTATACCTTAATACTCTACCTTTTGATTCAGCGGACGGGTCTTCTTCAAAGTATTTCATGATTTGATCCTTTTTAAGAAGTTTTCCCATGCAGGAAAAAATATCTCTTCCATGCAACGGACAACAGCTTCTTGATCATAGCTTTCAAGCCACCCAACTCCACTTATAAGTAGACTGGCCTCCATTATTTCATGCCTAATTGTATTTAAAAGGACTTTCCCTTTTAGATTTTTATTAATCTCAATGATCTTTTTGTCGTGTAAATATAATCCAAAATCAGGGGCATCCCCATTGAAAGGAACAAGTTTAAGTTTTATTCTTTGTCCTGCAATTGATACTGTCTTTGGGGCCTGCACATCACCACCTTTCTGAAAGTTCTTTATACAGCTCAATCCCCCCAGCTATAGATGTGGCTATTCCTTCTTTATTTTTTAAGGCTAAATCAAAATCCTCGTTATTAGTACCAAAAAAAGGTTCTGCGATTACGGCTGGGCAATGAGTTAGTCTTAAAAACCCTGCCCCTCTACTACCTTTCTTTTTGTCTTTAATCCCCCTACTTCTTAACTGAGGGAAGCAATCCTCAAAAGAATCTCTGAGAGCTCTAGCGAAAAGTCTCCCTTTCTCAGAAGTATTCCAATACAACCACTCATGCCCTGTTGCAGAGGGGGATGCCGCATTAAAATGAAGTTCAATTGCCGCCGTTACATTATCATTACGTAGCTTCTTAGCCAGCCACCGCATAGCACTCCAGTAGTTGCTCCCTTCATAGGAAGCATATACCCTATAATGACTGTTGAGTCTGTCCCCAATCATTTCCGCGAGTTGAGAATTATAATCCCACTCGCTGACTCCCGTTACGGAAGAGGCTCCTGAATCATTTGGTCGGCTGTGTCCTACGCAAAGTGCTATCATTTCTTTATATCCTGTAAGTAATACCTTCCGTCTTTTCTTTTTACGAACTCCCTACCTTGAGATTTTTCATACTCAATAGTTTTTTGTACCGTAGGGTGTTTCATTCCTTTAAGTAACATTCCTG